GCTGTCTCCGTTTACCACGTTTATAGCGGAAAAGGTTTGACGGCAGAGCAGTACACCAGACGAGCTGGCGTTGAATACGCCGGACTCGGTAACTGCTGCGGTACCAGTAACGGTGTAGGTTAAGACCAACTGCGCCGTGTCGTTGGTTTGGTCAGTAGTAACACGGGAAGCGGTAGCTGCCGCGCGAGACAACCCGGAAGCTGCAAGCTCGGTCTGCAAGGTGGTATCGGAGGCGTTAGCGGCGTTTGTACCAGTTCCTACAGCTATGTAGGTAAAGGCGGCTTCGGAGCCTGCGCCGTTAATACGACTCGCAACACCAGCCATACCGGCGTTGGTGATTAAGTTACTGATTTCCATTTCATTGACCCAGCGGCCAGTAACAAACGGAAGTACGACACCGTAGAGGGCGAGTTTTGGAAGCAAGCCCGGCTTTAGGTCGCCGTTTTCGTCGTAAGGAGTTACGAACTTGCGTATCGCCTTGAGCACTGCTTTACCTAAAGCGTTTGCCGCAAAGAGGGGCTTTATATTCCCGTCTTTATCGCGGTGTACATACTTTACGTTTTCGCTAATGCGGAAGCGAGCGCGTTCGGCTGTTTTAATTGCTGTTTCCATAAGAGTTTGATTGCTTAATTATTCCTCGTCTTCCTCTGGTTCTGGTTCTAGTGGTCCAACGCTTTTGCCGACAAGTTCCTCTTTGAGAGAGGCAACGTTTTCGTCTACCGCGTCGAGCTTCCGTTGGGTAACGGCCTGCACTTGTTCAGAGGTAAAGGTAGTAGCGTACTTTATGAGTTCCGTCTCTACTTCCTCTTTGCTTGCGCTTGGGTCTAACCCTAATTTCCTAGAAGTAACCACTGCGCCGGATTCGTCCACAAGGTCGAACGATACATCAAGAAAGTCGGTACCCGTTTCTTGGTGCCTTACTTTCTCAATGTCTGTGATTACAGATTTAAACATAGGGGTTTATTTCTTAAAATGTAGCTTTAGAGAATAGGTGAAACTTGCGTTTGCGTCAGCGTCTACAAGAGCAGTGCGATAACGGAAACGGTCGCCGAAACCTATTTGCAAAGCCGCGGCAGCGCTTTGGTTAGCTGTAGCAGCAACGCTGTTGCTGGCGGCAATAGGGGCAGCTTTGAAAGCCATGATATACGTCTTGGCTCCACCGTTGCCGAGCACTTGAGTAAAGTGTCCGATATTTACGAAGGTAGCCCCACCGTCGAATGACGTATCGAGGTACACATCGAGCGTATCGCCTACATCTGTTGCCGCTGCGGTTACATCGAGTACCGCCTGCATTTCGCTGTAATTGTCCTGTAATTTATAGCCGTGATTCGTGTAAATCTCGTAGGTATTTGTGTTGCTAAAAATATCAGCACTTAGCGAGAGAGCAGTAGCACTGTCTACAGCCGTTACCAAGGCAAACTTGCCATTGGTTGTATTTTTTACAATATCCCCAACGGCCACGCCATTCACGACAAACGCACCAGCCGAAGCGGTGAGCTTATTCGAGGTGGTAGCGGTAGCGGTGCCAGTAGTACGGGTGTCTTCGTAAGAAATACCGTACTCGGTGGTAACGGCCGCCAGTGCCGCGGAGGCTTTTAATGTAACGTGCTGTTGCTTCATAACTTTAGAGTTTAGAGATTATCGCCTTCGTCGCCCTCGCCACCTTCACCGTCTTCCTTATCTGCTTCGTCGCCAGCGGTAGGGCCTTCGCCCTCGCCGGATTCGTCGCCAGTAGGTTCGGTTTCGGTTTTGCTTTCAGCCTTTGCAGGCTTGGACTTCTTAGGAGCAGATTTTACACGGTCGCGGTTTTCTTCTTTGGCAGGTTTCTCAACCTTTTCCTCGGAGAGCACCCCGTCAGCAAGTAAGGACTTGGCGGCGGCGGCCGACATTTCTACCTCATCACCACGCACATAGCCTTCGCCGTCATGGTTGAGGTTAGAACAAACAAAGTATTTAGCCATAGTTTTAGAGTTTCTGCGTTAATTATTCACTAAGCACGTACTCACAGAAGAATACAGCTTTACCGGCCGTAAGCGCTTCCACGGCCACGGTGGCGGTAATTTCACGCTCTGCGGTCGCTTTGATTGCAGTAGCGGCGAATAGAGCGGCTACTTCAACTTGAGAGTCATGTGCTGCGTCGGCCCCGAAGTTTGGGAAACCAACTTTACCGGCATGGATACCGGCGTCCCATACGTTCGTTGCGTCGGAGATTGCGATTGCTGCAATTAAATCACCAGCCGACTGTATGTGTACGGCTATGGTAGCGGCGTCAGAAGTCGGAGAGGTAAAGGTAGTAATTACATCGTACCAAAACTTAGTAACGATTGCTTTGTTGGGAATATAAATACCGAGGCCATGAGCTGCCACGGTTCTATCCCCAGTTACGGCCGAAGGATCGAATACAGCGGAGGCTACCCGGAAAGGCACACTTCCATTGTATCGAGACGGTGGCGTTCTCTTGAGTTGGACTTCTGGTACCGCAATGGGTACGTTTTTTCTTATTACTTGTGCCATAGGTTTAATCGCCGACTCGGGTGAGGCTTTTACACCTCACCCGGTCTACTGCGTAATTAAGGATTAAGCTACTGCGTTCTTGATTAAGTAGGCAGCGGTAGCAGCAACTAGTTTTTGCACGTAGTTGTCATGCACACGAACGTAGCGAGCTTTCGCGTCGCCGTCGTCCCACTTTTCTACTTGTCTTGTTTCGTAAGTAAAGGTGTAACCGAAAGTTGGTTGCTTTAGAGCGATACGTGGGTTGATATAAACCAACCATGCGTGCTTGCCCCAGATGAAACCAAGGCTGTCGGTTTGTCCTTCGTCTGCGGTGTTGTATACGGCTTCCGCAACAATCACACGGCCTACGTCGAAGATACGGGCTAATAGTTCAGGAGTTGGAGACCCACCGAAAGCGTACTTAACGCGTTCGACAATATCCGGGTGGTCAATGAGCTTGTCATAAACCTGCTTACCGAGTACCAAGGTGTTTGGCTTGCGACCAATACCAGTAATAACGGCTTGCTGTCCAGTGCGGATATTTGCAATAGGGTCAGAGTTTGTGAAGTCAGACCATTGGCTTGTACCGGAGAGAGTGGTGTTTTGAGTCAAGGTGCTTGTGTTCGCCATTGTAGTAGCGAGGGCAACTTCCTTATCCACCATAAGCTGCTCGGTCAAACTTTCGGTAGCGTCCATTTCAGGAGAAAGAGCGCTATCGGCTTGGTCGATTATTTCAAACGGGATTTTTTCTTTCAATGCGTGGTCTTCTGCATAGAAGCTAGCGGTGGTTAAACCGTATTCGCTTTCGTTAGCAGGAGAGCCAGGAGCACGGAGAGTTTTATTTCTACGAAGATTTGCTTTGTCGTAAACGTAGTACTTGCCTTGCTGCTTTTTGGAGCCGAATACCGGCATAAGCATTTCGGCGATATACATTTCGTTTGAGTAGGCGACGGATACGTTTGATAGCACCGGGTCGACTACTACATCTCTAGGGGTTAACATAGGTGTTTAGTATTCGTTAATTAGCTTATGCGATATAGATACGGTGTATGCCGAGTTGTACCTCGAAAATATCACCGCTGTCTGCGGCTTCCAGCGCTCGACCTATTACTACGTCGCCGTCCGTAGTGGTAGCGACGGCTTTACCGGCGCTATCTGTGGTAACAAAATCGCCAATAGCGACTGTGCCACCTGCAATTACTTTGGTTGTTCCAAGGAAGCGATACAAAGCCGCTTCGCCAGTGTTAGGCTTGTTTTGAAGTACGCCGACCACTAAGTCCGTTGCACCCTCGCCGACTTCGATATTACCCGAAGCGTCGAGCTGTACAATGTAGTACTTTTTGGCTGTCATATCTTCACCAGCTACACCAGTTCTTTCAAAACTTGCTACTGATTGAGACATAGGTTTGGATTTGAGTTAATTAAGATTTTACTTTTATTTCGAGCCTGCCGGAGTCATTTCGACTTCGTAGCGCTTTGCGAGGGCTTTATCGCTAGCAAGTACTTTGCGTACTGCGTCAGAGTACTTGAGCGCTTTGTCTTCGCTCATTAGCTTTTGCACTTTACCGTTTAATTCTGCTGCGGCTGTGCCTTCGGTAATAGAACTACCGGCGCCAGATTCGCTAAACAGGTTTGTAGACGGTATAGCTTCGACGATTTCAGCAAAGGTTTTTCTTTGTGCGTCGGTAAGACCGAGCATGAAGTTAAACACTTTTGCTTCGTCCTTTGGTAAAATCTTGCCTTTCGAGTTCTGCTCGGAGAAGACAAGTGTTTTAGTTGCAGTTTCGATTTTTGATTTGCGAAGTTCAGCAAATGCTTGTGCGCCACGGTTAGCCATGTCAGTTAATGCTTTAACTTCACTTGCGGACATTTTTACAAACTTTTCGGAGGCGTTAGCTTGGCCACCTGCGCCAGCTCCTTCGCCAGCTCCTTCGCCAGCGCCAGCACCCTCGCCACCTTCACCGGCGCCTGCGCCTTCACCTTCACCGCCCTTGCCTTCGTCGCCTGCACCCTCTCCGGCACCAGTACCCGAGCCGTCGCCAGCTTCTTCGAGTACGCTACCGAAAGTTGCTAATTCTTCGGTGGAAAGTTCCTCTTTGTGTTCTTTCAAAAATGCTTTTTCTTCTGCGGAAAGTTCCTCTACCTTTTTTGAGGTAATGTCTTTGATAGTCATTGTGGTTTCGTTAAATGAATAATTAGGATTTTTTAAAGTTATTTCCGATAACACTACGGCTTGCATTTCCCTAAAGTAAGGCTTATTAGTAAGCGCTCCACCGACAAGTACGTTTTCGTGGATTTCCCGGGTTTCGGGGTCCTCGTACTCCGAGTAAAACTCGGGTGAGAAGTACTTATAAGCCCGTTCGGCTAAGAGGGTTTTTCCTTTCTTAGTCCACTCAACGGTAGCCCATAAGCCACCTGCGCCTTTATCAATAAGTTCTTTAAACCATGCTATTGCCGGTTTTTCGTCAAATGTTTCGTGGCCTTCCGTAATAGGAATATCACGACGCAACCCTTTGTCGAAGTTCTGCTTAAACTCGGAAACGTCCGAGGCGTCAATTACAATCGGACCATACGCCGGGTGGTTCCATTTCCCCGTTGGCAAAACCTGTATTTCTTGCGGACCGTCTTCGCTAAAAGTAAGTTTGCTTAGGTCGATAGTAAATACAAACGGTTTGCGTGTTAGCTCTTTTGCTTTTTGCATAGCTGTAATTTGTTTCAAAAGTCTTTTAGACAATCTAATTATAGCATATTTCAGTTTTTTATCATTGGCCTGCCGCCACAGTCTCCGTACACATCAGGGTGGGTGCTCAAAAGTTCGCTCGAGTCTTTACGTTTGTTGGCTTCCTTTGCTGCCGGACTGTCTTTTTTTACAATCGCTTTTTTCGGTTGCACTAATTCATTTACCGAGTCGCCGAGTCTGTCTCGCAAACTGCTTGGCACGCCTTCGATTTTAGGCAGCTCTGCTTCATCTTTCATAATCTCCACCCAAATACCACGGCAGTTGCTATGGAATTGCCCGAAGTTCGCAATGCTGTCTGTAGGCTCTACAATGCGGCCGTCGAGGCTTAGGCAGTATGCACATGTTACGCTGTCCAAAATCTCGGAGCGTTGCAGGGCATAGATTTTTTTGGAGTTTTTATCGAAGACCGTTTTGCGTCCAGTGTTGATATAACCGGCAACTACAATTTGTGCAGTGTCTCTGGTAAGCGCTTCGGTTACTTTAGCGATAGCCACATCAGCGGCCGCCAACGCTTTAACCTTACTCTCTCCTTTTGCCAGCCTGTCGGTCAAGGTAATTTTCGCTTCTCCTATAACCTCGGCAAAATGGTTATCGGTAATAGTATCGGCTACCACTTCGATTGTACTCATTAAGTCGCTAGGGTTTGGCGGAGTCTTAACGCCCATTTCCCGGGCGGCATTAGCCTTGCCAAACTCATACGATTTACGAATGGTGTCTTTTAAAGCCGCCTTGTATTCCGCACGGTAGGACAAAGTAAGCTCTTTGATTTTAGCCGTATCGCCTTTATTCAAAGCGTCGGTGAGCTTTTGTATATACTCGTCCTGTGCAGATTTCAAGACCGCCCGGGTTTCATCTATGAGCTTGGCCTCGTTCTTGTCGATGAAGTCCTGTATTGAATTAAAGTTTACCTTTTTTTCGGCAAACGTTAATGCGCGCCAGCCCTTAAAATCGTTGTTCTCTTGAAACGTCCGGCGTTGCAGTTCAGAATATCGAGCCGAGAGAATGTCTAGTACTTCGGCAAACCGAGCCGGTGATTTCTTGAGACTCTTAATTGCGGTTATTTTCTGTTCGATAAAATCCATACGCGCTGCCTTACTCGTAATTTGAGCAAGTCTCGCGTCTATTGCTTCCGAGGCTTCGGTGCTATTTTGGTCTTTTTTTTTATCCGTTTTTTCCGGCAGTCCCAAGTCTTCCTCAATTTCATCTACCTGCTCGTCTTCGCTTGGGGTGTTCTCTGGCTTTGCTGGCAAGCCCATAACCTCACGTAAGTATTGCTCGTCCTGCTCAATAGGCTTGATACCGCCAGTCTGTGCAAAGCGTTGGTATGCGTTGGATAGTTTCTCTACGTCGGTGCGAGAAATGCCTGTGTACTGCAAGGTCGGATATTTTCCGGGTTTTTCAAAGTTCAAATCGACTAACTGCTTAATCGCGTATTTGTTTATAACATCGCAAATGTTGTTAGCAATAGCCTCTAGGGATTGCAAAAATAATTCGCTGTGGTCTTCGCTCAAAGCCCGAGAGCCGGTTGGACCCGAGCCTAAGTCTAAGAACTGCGCCAGCACTGCTTTTACAATCTGCCTGTCATGGTATGCAATGGCTCGTGCTGCGTCTTTGGTGGTGGCGGAGTGCATATCCTTGAACTCAACAGAAATGTCGGCAGGCTCTACCAAAAATGACTCGTGGTGAGCGTACATGTTGGAGAGGATATTTTCAGCCTTGGTAACATCTTCGGCAGTGTGAGCTTTGGTCAGCTTAACAAACGGTATGCCTAAACCTTGGCGCTCATGTGCAATAGCGTCAATCTTCTCAAGGTTAGTTTTTATGTACCATGGCTTATACGCCGCGCGTAAGCAGGAAATACCCCACCAGTTATCACCCTCTTTTTCCTGTACGAACACGAGTAGCTTTTCCATTGGTATCTGCGCCTCGGTGCCGTTTACCGTGTTTTGAGTAATGCCGTCTTCGTCCTTGCCTACAGACCAGCGAATAATCGACTTAGGTAGACGAGGTGCAAACTTTTTCCAGCATACCCATGTCTTGCCTTCGACTTCTTTAATTTCAAATACCTTTTCAAAAGGCATGACACCGTAGGCTGTCATAAGCAGAGCTTGGCGCAAAAAGTCGTCCCACGTAATGCTCATGTATTCAAACAGGGCGCCATGTATAAAGTCGCGGATTTCCTCGTCTCGTGGGTCTTCGCTGGCAGCCTGTACAAACCACTGTGCTCGGCGAATAGGCAAGCCAATGGCTAAAAGCGCCGCCTTTACCGTAGCGTCGCTTTTCCTCATCTCGTCGTAAATTGTCATTGCGCGAACACCGGAGAGCTCGCCCAAATATTCTTCGTTTATTATGCCGTTGAAAATATTGGTACCACTTTTACCAATCTCAACACCAGCTTTAGTTTTAGTTTCTGCCGCGGTTTTCTTGGCCGTCTTTTTTGCCATAGGGGATTTATGTTAAAAGCGCTTATTGCGTAAGCCCGAGGTTATTGGTCGAGCTTCGCCGCCAGTCGATTGTATGTCTGTAATGTCCGAGGCGGTTTCACCTAACGGCCAGTGCTTGAGAGCACACATGGTAGCGTCCGGTACGTGGTCGTTTTTCTTTTGCGGTTTGTTTGTCCCCTCAACGTAGCGATAGCGTTTGTGCTGCCACAAGGCTACTTTGTCGGTCTTGGGTATTTTTAGTTTTCGCCGTTGGAAGTGTGCGCGGTAGTTGCCTAGCATTTCGTCTTTCTCTTTTCCGAATACTACCTCTACCACTTGGCACTTGAGTCTAGCTTTATCGAGTGCCGTTTGCAGTGCGTTGTTTTCAAACTTCCCGGCGCTGTCAGCGTATATAAAACGTATGTCGTAGTCTCGTACCATTCCCACCACGTCCTCAATAATTATCTCCGAGGCTACTTGTGTATAATTTTCGTTTCTTAGTTGGACCTTCACAGCGTCCGCATGATTCATAAGTGCGACTACCGAGGTCATGCTGGAAAATCCCCAGTCAAGACCGATAACACACTCTGCACCTTTGTCGTAATTATACTGGTTTTCGAGTACAGGGTCAAAAGCTGCGGCGTCCACATCTACAGGGTCGTTGACCAAACCAGAGGCCGAGGGTCGCTCACCCATGTACTCGGTCAGAAACCAGTCGAGCGAACGCTTACCGCGCCAAGCATTGATAACGTTGGTAATAGGTATCCAGCCGTCAGGGTCGCCCAGCTTCCCCTTGGAGAGCGCCTTGAGCTTGTGCAGGTCGGGGATTTCACGGTTGAGTTTTGGGTCGTCCCAAATGCTTGCGTCGAACTTCTGCACAACGTCGAAAATATCCCACGAAAACCTAGTATAACCAAGCTCCTCGGCTCTATCCCATATATCTTGGAAGATTCCGAATACCTTGTGGAAGGTGGAAGTCAAAATGCGGAGAGGTGTAGCGGAAGTATCCACCATAGGCAAAGCGGACTCTACAAGGTCGTCCGGCGTTTCGCAAACCTCATCTGCCATGAGCACGTCAGGGTGCGGACCGCGGACCGCTTTAGGGCTAGCAGCTACACAAGAAAAGTAGTTATTATCGACGCCGGTGGTGTAC